TAAATAACCCACATCATTATTATACGGAAGGTTTCTATGATAATTATTTGCATATTTTTTATCGTAATCCGCGTAGTTTACTAATTTTTTATCACTTCTATTCAATTCAACAGTTACACGAAATGTTTTAACTGTATCCAACACATCCTGTGATATTGCATGAGGTATATGGTAATCTGAACGTTCGGTTAGATTTGGTGCATTGAAGCCCGCCGCTGGACCAGTCATAACATCACCAAAAATAATTCCATATTTTAAGATATTTTTTATTGCATAACCATTTGTAAAATGATAAAGATTAATGTTTTTTGTCGTACAGTCATCTTCTGCTTTAATGTATTGAGTTTTCATGTTATCTCCCTATGCTTTAATGTACTGATTTTCGATAGCCTCGTTTGAGTATTCTATTAACGATTTATCCGCTTCCCAATGAATATCACGTTCAATACCTAGCCCAAATGCGCCACGAACTTCTTCTAACTCTTGTAGTGCTACGTAACCTAGTTCTGGACTTCCCATTCCCAAGTCGCACAGTCCAAACATAATACCGTTATCGTCCATTTCTGAAATTAACCATGTTGCACCACCAGACGGATTAAAAAGTTTAACAACAGGCTTAACTGTACGTTGAAAATCTGCACTACCAACACCTTGCGACTTAATTGAGTTTGCTTTAAGTCTTGTTTCAATTGCTTTTGTTAATAATTTCATGTCATATCCTTTTTTGTTGTTTAGTTAAGTATATTATACTACTATTAAATTAAATTGCAACCTTTTTTACATAATGATGGAATACAGTTCTAGTAGTCTTTTCCGCAAAGAAGCCATGTGTCATTTGACAATCATGTGTATCATTGATTACTCCATCCTTGACAACAGTATAGTGCCTGCGAACACTGCAAATGTACGTTCCTTTTTTAAACTTAGTATCGTCTAACTTCACGTTTCCTGTTACCTTTCCCCATCCTTTGCTCTTTAAGTATGCTTGTGCTACTGGTACATGGGTTCCTGTTCGTGGCGATGGGTTCTCTCTAATGTTTTTGGCGGTCTTGCTCCATCCTTTCCAATGCCGTGACATGCTATGTAATGCATCATATACTTCTTGGTAAGGTGTTTGTGTTGCTATTGCTATAGCTCTTGCTACGCAGTCACCTGTGTGGCCTTTGTAACCAGCGGACTCACGTCCTCCGTCGTTGTACTTGAACTTCATCTTAGTACCTCTCTTACTTTTTTAGGTGCGTTACGAAGTGTTCCATAATAAGAACGTGTCATGTCTTTAATAATGCGTTTTGCTTTTGATACTTTATGTACTGTGTCCTCCATGAACTTCTGCTCTGTGTTTAGAACACGAATTACACGAATTGGATGATCTACTAAAATTAAATGCATCCACTTCCTTCCAACTTTTACAGTTAACGCATGTCGAACTGTGTGATTGGTTCTTTTTGATTGATACTTAACTACTTTCATGCTACCTCCTTAACTAAAACTCTATAATGCGCTTTTTGAATGTTGTATCCACCTGCGATAATAGAATAAACATTTACCCTTGCTTCTTCACCGATTACCGTGCCGTTAATTGAACCGTCTGTTCCGATAGTTAAATTAACATCTTTAATTTCTCCCGACTTCTTTTCAATTCTAGCAAGGAATTGTACTTTCTTTGATTTAACTTCTTTATCAAGTAACTTATTTAAGAAATCTGCATTGCCTCTACTTGGTTGGATGTAATCATAATTTATACTTGATAAAATGTATAAATCCGATTTGGTTTGTTTTTTGTTAAATGCTTTAAGTGCATCTTGTGCATCTACGTACTCTGGATTAAGTACTTGGTTTGGACTAACTGCATTGTAGTTGTACTTCTCCATTAACGTCCATCTAGTATCGTGTAACTTACGTTGTTCGTTAAATAAGTCTGTGTAGTAAGTGAATGATGCTTTTCTCCATGTTGCTAAGAAAGTGTCGATTGCTTGTGTGTTTTGCACTATTTAATCCTATAAGTTTTTGTTATGTATGGGTATATTATACTACAATAACCACAAAAAGTCAACCTCTTTAACAAAAAAGATTTAGAAATAATTTATAAATTTATCTCTTTCTTGATTAATCTTGCCCATTGTCGCATTCCATTATCTGTCAAATGAAAACGATCGTCACTAATTAAATTATGTTTAATACCATAATCAAATGGTGGTATATCAATATACCTATCCCAATTAATATGGGCGTATTGTTTATTTTTAGTATCAATTAGCCCAAGACTGGGCTGTCTGTCTAAATATCTATTATGTATTCCGTAGATAAATGAAAAATTGTAGTTGATGTTATGATTATCAAGGAAATTAGTCACCGAACTAATAGCAGATAAACTTAGTTGATTGCAAAACTTGTCGCTGTTCTCATTAGTATAGTAAATGTCTGCTATTTCCTCAAATATACCCAACTTCACATCAAAATGCCGGCGCGTACCACCTTCTAGCATTGCAATATTTTGACCTGTGAAGAAGTAATCAACAGAAGAGCATTCATTGTTAACAGCACAAAATGGGTAATTCTTAAATTTAGCATCCGATGTCCCAGATGGAAAGGGCATATCTATTCGTCTGATTCCCGACCACAAAACAAATACATAGTCGGGTTTATTGTTTAAATCGATATTCGAAAGGATAGATGATGCTATGTAATTATTGCCAGCGCCCCCCCTTGCTACATTGGTTATCTCATAGTCATTCGTTGGAAACGCATCGTAGGTCCAATGCATTGGATCAAAATGTATAAAGTTTTCTGTAAAACTGCAACCACTAATCAGCACACGCTTCATTGAAATATCTTGAGAATTACTATGTTTTTGTTAAATCTACCTGATGTTTTTGTCTCAACAGCTTTAATATCTTTGAAAAACTTCCTAGAATTAGGTTTACTTGCTGATTTGAACTCTTTTATTTGTTCAGCGGGCTTCCTTAATGTCTTAATACAAGACTCAGATACGCTAAATCCAATGATTGTATTGTTCTTAACAGTTAGGCCACCTGATAGTGCGTCCGCCTTGTAATAATGCAATTTGCGCTTCTTAGTATCATAAACAAACATCTCTTTAGACTCTGGTATTTTAACAGGTGAGATACTTTCGAGTTTGAGCGCATCGAATCGCTTCTGGTATTTTAACTTAGAAACTAATACAGTAAGGGGAATGGGTTTTCTCTTGGGTTTTGCCCTTGTAGATTTCTTATAAGTGACATAGCTATGCAAATCATGTATGACAAGGCTACAGAATTTAATTAAGTTGCGTACTTGCATTTTTCCAAAATTACTATATGATTCTTTCAAATTTTCATCATCAGTTGATTGTAAATCTTCAAATTCTCTCTTCTGCAGTTCCCATGGCAAAATTAACAAAGGCACATGCTGTGGTAGCATCGTTGACAACATCAATGTGCTTATTGGCTTGATAGTATGAGTCGACGGTATGCCTAGTGCAATATATTCATCTAACAAACCTTCTAAGTCACCACCAATTATCATTGCCTTCGTCTTCATTATTTCCTGTACATTCGGCTTCTTAGGTTTATTTGCAGAATCTATAATAGTTTGTTCTTTAATGAGTTTAGCGATTTCTAATAATCGCTTGATATCTAACTCTATCATCAAAGCTTCATCACTTAGTAACTCAAATCCGTTTATAGACATTTTTGCGAGCCATGCAATTGACTTATTAAACTTTTGATCAGGGACTTTTTTGATTAGTGAAGCACTCTCCTTGTTATTATTTTTGATTAAATACTCACATAACATTGACTTTGCTTCTTTATAACTGTTGAAATAATTATAATAACTGAACGTTTGTATTAATGTTATTTTTCTTGCTTTGTCAGACGGTTGAGTAGCAGTATCCCATGTAGGCTCTGCGCCAATTCCCTTTTGATCTAATGTTTTTCCTCTAGCCATTTATATAATTCGTATTTTTAATAATTAGTTATTTCAATTGTAGTATTTTATGCGTTTATTGAGCTGATATTAAAAAAATGTGAAAAATGTAAAAATAATTCTGCATAAATATAAGATACAACAATTTAACACACCTGATAATGCCTAGACTAAGTTTATACCGTCAACACAAAACAAGCGATTATAAGTTCTTAGATAGAACGATTGCAGAAATGTATACTGTTGGTGGTATCGATATTTTTATCCATAAGTACTTAGGTCCGATCGCGACCGGTGATTCTACAATTAGTCCAAGTGCAGAAAATTACGATGCGACTCAACCTGGAGCAAAAACGACAGATCCTACATTTATAGAAGATTTACTGCTACTCGAGAATAGAGATCGCAGTTATGATCCTGATGTATATCAAATGCGCGGGGTTTACAACATCCAAGACATCGACTTTGATTTAAGTCAATTCGGATTGTTTTTGCAGCAAGATACGTTATTCATTACATTTCACTATAATAATATGATTGATACATTTGGTCGTAAATTAATGGCAGGTGATGTAATCGAAGTTCCAAATCTAAAAGATTATCATCCATTAGATGATTCCATACAGACAGCGTTGCCTAAACTTTACACAGTGCAAGATGCGTCATTTGCGAGTGAAGGATTCAGTCAAACATGGCAACCGCATTTATGGCGAATTAAGGCAACCCCGTTAGTAGGCAGTCAGGAATACAAAGATGTACTCGATGTATATGCTAACCCTGCTGATGGTGATATCTGTGATAGTGTCGATAATACGAATATTACAGTAGATTCAGTTATATTCACTGCAGATGACTATTCTGCCGGCACAATTAATGATTTAATAAGTACACATAATAGAAATACAGAAATTAATAAGGCAATCGTTGATCAGGCAGTAGCGGAATTACCTGTAAGTGGATATGATGTTAGTAAGTTTTACATTGAGCCTGTCGGCCCTGATAATATTCCTGATGATAATAAAGGCGTTACTGTAGATTCTGATATATTTAAGGCGGATTCTAATAAAATCCGTGCAGATAAAACATCCATCACACCAGTAGCTAATGGTTGGTTGTCTGGCTATCTTACAGGCAACTCTTTGCCGCCGAATGGATTGCCTGTAACTCCAGGGACTGTATTTCCACCAAACTCGTTAATAGGAGATTACGTGTTGCGGTTAGATTATTTTCCTAATAGACTATTTAGATATGATGGTAATAGGTGGATCAAAGTAGAAGACAATGTCAGAACTAACTTAACCCCGGGTGCATCAGATAATAAGACACAACGTAACAAGTTTGTAAATAATACTGATACATTCGCAACGAAGGACAGAGGCAATATTCCTACTTTGCAAGGTCTAAGTGATTTATTAAAACCATCAGCTGATAATTAGAGAACAATATGGCAACACAATTCCATTACGATGCACAAATTAGACGATTTCTATTACAATTCACTAGAATGTTCAGTCACTACCAAGTGGAGTACGGGAAAGATGATACGGGAAATCCTACATATTTAACGGTGCCTGTTAGATACGGAGATGCATCTCGACAGGTACAACATATCATTCAAAATAACTCACAAAGTAGTATTTTAAACGTTCCAATGATGTCATTTCATATTAGTGGCTTAGTGTATGCTAGAGATAGAGTACAAGATCCGCAGTTCGTAGGGAAGGTGCAAGTAAGACAGCGCACATATAATAGCAATACAGAGACATACGAATCAACGCAGGGCAATGCGTTTACAGTTGAACGAGCAATGCCTTCTCCTTATGATTTAAATATATCATTAGATATATGGACAAGTAATACTCAGCAGAAATTACAAATAATTGAGCAAATATTGCCTCTATTTAATCCAAGTTTAGAAATTCAAAGTACAGACAACTATTTAGATTGGACAAGTTTAAGTGTAGTTGAATTAAATGACGTTAATTGGAGTTCACGTACCGTTCCAGTAGGAACAGATGAACCAATCGATGTTGCTACATTGCAATTTACAGTTCCTATTTGGATTAGTTTACCTGCAAAAGTAACTAAAATGGGTGTTATTCACAAAATTATATCCAGTGTATTTGATGATGATGATATTTCTAACTTTGACCCATTGAATAGTGACGATATACTTCTAGGGACAAGAGCTAAAATCACACCTCACGGATATCAATTACTTTACATAGGTAACCAATTACAGTTATTATCAGCAAATGATATCGAAGATATTAAAAACACTTCATTTGATCCAGTTACTACACAAGTTAGTAATATCGGCTGGAAAGCAGTAGTAGGGGAGTACGGCGACTTAGAGAGTGGTATAAGTCAGATGAGATTAACAAATGATGTAACTGGTACTGAACTTATTGGCACTATTGCATATCATCCATCAGATGATAACATCATGTTATTCACTGTCGATATTGATACATTGCCTGCAAATACGTTAAATCCCGTGGATGCAGTTGTAAATCCACTTAAAAGTGGTCCAGGAGTATTAGTAGGCAATGCAGTATTCCCAAGTGCTGACCCAGGACAACGATACTTATTAACGGAAAGTACAGGAGATGTTAATAACCCAGTAAATGATGTTGCTACTGCTTGGAAAGGTACAAATGATACGCAATTAATTGCAAACACAAACGACATCATTGAATATAATGGTTCTAATTGGGATGTTGTGTTTGATTCAAGTACTGCATCGAATGCTGATTACGTTACAAACATAACAACTGGTCTACAATACAAGTGGAATGGTACTCAATGGATGCGATCAGTGGAAGGTGTTTATCCAGGAGGCGAGTGGAGTTTAGTATTATAAAAGAGGCAGTGGGGGTGTGGTTTTTTGCACAGAACACACAAAGATATTTGTATCTGCTTCGCAATGATATTAAGTACCCGGAACGTTGGGGGTTACCGGGCGGAAAGATAGAAAAAGATGAAACTCTCATGGATGCAATTACTAGAGAATGCACAGAAGAAATGGGTGATATACCGACGTACACTAAACTAATTCCAATAGAAAAATTCACAAGCCCAAATAATAACTTCTTCTACCACACATTTTTCTGTTTATTAGATGACGAATTTATTCCTGTATTAAACCACGAGCACATTGGGTATGCTTGGATTAATAAAGGAGCCATACCTAAACCATTGCACCCTGGATTATGGGCGACATTAAAAATAGATGAAATCTATCAAAGAATTAAAACCGTAGAGGAACTGTACTCTTAAGAAATATCAGCGTACGAAACGTACTCTCGTATTGTCATAGAATCAATATTAGGTAGGTACTTCCAACTTTCGGGCATATCTCCTCCTTTACGTACATGATGGAATTTAACAGTTGGATAAGTTTTCATAACTTCATTAACTGAGTTAATCATCTTTGTTTGTTCAATTGCTTGGTCGGTAAATTGGTCATACCCAAATAAAAATATTTCCTTGTGTTCGTCAAAGCAAGCCATCCATACTGCAGTAGCATGTACTGTTGTTCTAGTGCTTTGTGGGATTAAATAAAATGCACCTTCGTTGTTTAAGCACCCGCTTGTAGAAGTGTATACGATATTTTCTTCATCATATTCACTTGCTTTAATATCATCCAATATTTCTTGTCCAAGTGCTACTAAAAAGTCACATTTAAGTTTCTTATAGACATCCTGCACTCCGTACACTTGCATACTGAGACTACCTAGCAATCCACCTACATGGTTCTCTAAACGATTTAGTAAAAATCCTTCTATACTAGTACCAACTGCAATACATGTTGCTCTGTCGCTAATATGTTTATTTGTAATAGGGTTTTCTACCCACTCACGTTCTTGTTCTTTTTTTCCGTCTTTATAGATTGTATTAGTGATTACAAACTCACCATCGTAATCACTTCGGTAGTGTTCTTCAATCATTGCATACCATCTACGTTAATTAAGATAACGTTTGATGTAATTTTAGATATTTGAAATTGTTCAAGTCTTGGTCGAGTAAGGCCCATAATTTATCAATAAAGTGTTATTGTTGTATTTATTGAAAAAAGAATGGGATTAAAGTTAGTATGCCGACACCTTATCTCTTGAGGAGAGAATAATTCTTGGGGGAGAGTGCCGACATGTGCGTATTATATACACAACTTTATTTATTAACTATTAATTGTTAACCAAAATAAAGTATTAGGTTTAATAAATTTTTAGTCAATAAAAAAGGGAACCGAAGTTCCCTTTTTAAGTAATTAAAGAACGGACCTAAATCCGTTCTTTAAAACTGATAAAGATTACATTCTACCAACAACTACTTCAATAGTAGCATCGCCTTCTGAATCTTCAAGTGCCTTACCAATAACAGAACCCATCTTAGGGTCTGCTTCAGCGCGAGCCATGCCGTTACCAGCACTAACCATCATGTCACCTTTCTTAACTGAACCAGTTACCATACATGGAACACGTCCTGTTAATGCAACAGTAGCCTTAGTACCTTCAAGCGCATTATTCATCAAGTAAGCAGGGTCAGTTGAAACAACACCAGCAATGCGACGGTCACCGTCTTCATTACATTGTGTTACTTCCGCATCACCACCGAAACAAACTACTGTACCTGGAGCATAGTCAGCGTCTGCTGAGTAGTTCTCCGCCAAGTCAGCGTAGTTTGCTGTTGTTGCTGTACCATATAATGTACCACACTGCATATCCGCATTTGTATGTGTACTACCATCAGTTGAAGTTGTTGCTCTCCAACGATCTGAACTTTCTTCCCATACAAAATAAGCATCAGTTACACCACGTTCTGCTTGTAAACCGATATAAGTTGCAGAAGCAAGTGAGTTACCAGAAGCACATTGGATAATTGCATCAGATACTGCTAAATTAGTAGTATTAATAGTAGTAGTAGTTCCACTTACTGTTAGATTACCACCAACTGTTATGTCACCAGTTGTAGTTACTGCCGCACATTTCACTAATCCTGTACTAGGATTATATGTGTATCCTGAATCCTGCTTAACCGCAGTTAATGCACCAGAAGTAGAAGTACCAAAGTACAATAAGAAGTCAGTATTAGTTGCTGTGTCACTAGTAATAGTAGCACCTGCCGCCGCGAAACTTAATGTTCCACTAGCGTCACTTACTAAAGCATAACCACTAACAGACGCATCTACACTTGGTAAAGTCCAAGTAACATTAGAAGCAACTGTAGTAGGTGCTTGGAATGCAACGTAATTTGAACTATCGGCATCAGCAAATCTTAAATCTGCTTGTGCTTGCAGACTTAAATCACCAACAACATTAGTTATTGCACTGCCTGCAACTGGTGATACACTTGCAGAACCAGCACTATTAGAAACACCTGTAATAGTTTCAGTAGTTGTTAACTCACGTACTTCAATTACATCGCCTGTTGCCGGAGCCTCAGTAAATGTCATTGTAGTAGTTGATACCGCGTATGCAGTAGTTGGAAGTTGAACAACACCGTTAATACTAACAATACAAGAAGCAGTTGTTTGCGAACTTGCTAATGTAAACGCTACCGTAGAACCATCGCCACTAAATGTTTCAGTTGCAATAATTGTAAATTCAGTTGACATTTGTTTCCATGCAGAACCGTTGTGGTACTCAGGGTAACTATTTGTAGAGTTGAAACGGAACATACCTGCAACACCAGTAACTGGACGTTGCGCTGTAGTACCTTTAGCAAGCATAAATGAATCAGTTGAACCAATTACTAACTTAGAACCAGAAACTGCTGTAGCAGTACCAATTAGTACTGTGTCTGTTCCACCGTCTGTTCTAAACAAGTTAGCATCTGTGTCACCTTCAATTCTTACATCTACGTCTGCACCTGCTTCGTTAATTGTAACTGCACCAACTACCGCCAATGTACTACTTAAAGTAGTAGCACCAGTTACACCAAATGTACCACCTACCGTAGCCGCGGCTGACATAGTTGTAACGCCAGTTACTCCTAATGTAGTACTAATAGTTTGCGCACCTGTTACTGCTAGTGTAGAACCATCAAACGTTAAGTTTGCTGAATCTTCAACTTCGCCAGAAGCGCCACCAATTAGTACACGGTTATCAGTTAAATCTGTAACACGTAAACTACCAAACGCCACATTGCCTAAAGAACCACTCATTACTGAAGAAGTATCTGTTGCATCTGCGATGTAAATGAATTCAGAAGCACTGTCGTCCATACCAAAGAAACCTTTCTTTGCCGCTACACCATTGTGGTAGTTAAATAAAACACCACGGTCTAAGTTGTCATCTGAACTTGGTGCAGCATCGCCACCAATACCGAAGATTGGGTCATCAATAGTTACTGTAGTTGAGTTTACCGTTGTTGTTGTTCCATTAACTATTAAGTTACCACTTACAGTTAATACACCAGCAACTGTAACATTGTTTGGTAAACCAATTGTTAATGTATCAGTTGCTGATACGGCAACGTTTACTTCGTTTGCTGTACCTGCAACTGTTAGTGTATCACTACCAGCAATAGTTTGTGTAGTACTACCGTCACTTAGTATCCAACCAGTCGATGCAGTTGCATCAACATACGCTTTAGTAGCCGCATCTTGCGCCGCCGCTGGGTCAGTAACGTTAGTAATCTTATTACTACCTGCACTAATAGTTTGCGAAGCCGCAACACTAAATCCACCATTAAACACAGTCGATGCTGTCATAGTAGCAACACCTGTTACTCCTAACGTACCGCCAACTGTTGCGTTGTCGTCTGCTGTCAATCCACCAACGTGAATTGGTGCATAATCAGTAATTATTAAAGTTGTACTTGAATCTGCAGTTGATGTTTCTACTGCAACAAAAGTATTTGCACTCTCGTCCCATACAAACGCAACGTTCGTATCATCACCACGTTCACCAATGAAACCAATATCAACCGCACCAGAACCTGTTGCGTTTGATGCAAGTAACATCATTGGGTCTTCAACTGTTACGGCACTTGTGTCCATTGTAACTGTTGTTCCACTTACTGTTAGATTTCCACTAACTGTTAAATTTGACCCGTAAGTCATGTTTGCTTCCAACTTACCTGCTGTGATCGTAGTATTGGCGATTTTCGCACCAGTAATAGTCACATCGGTAATTTGGTTATTTTTTATTCTTGTAATAGCCATATAGCCTCCCTAAATAAACAAAATCGATTTTATTTTCTTGCCCCTACAAATATGTAATTAATATATTTGTATTACTATTTATATGATTTTGGTATTATTTAAGTGTGGACTTAATAGGTTGATAAGTATTACACTGCTGATATTGTGCTACCCAATGCAGAAACTTTCCAATCTGTGCCGTCATAAACTGCTAAAGACGGAGAACCTGTATCACCGTTAGAAACGTAGATTAATTGACCTGCTGTTTTATTAGTTAATGCATTTGCTTGTGTTACTGTGTAAACAGGCAACTGTAAACTATGTGCATTTGAAATGTTGAAGATTTCATTTGATGTTATTTCAGCAATCGTTGTGCTGTCTACAATAATAGACGCTGTATTGCTGTTAATAGAAAACGATGTGGTGCCAGTAGCATTTGTAACTTCGGTAACAGTTGAAAGTGTTGAGATAAAGCGAACTTCCATTACGTCTGATGTTGCCATTGCTTCTGCTACAGTTAGTGATGTACCACTAACTGTGTAACCAGAATCGGGTACTTGAAGTACGCCATTAATACTAACAATAATTGAACCTGCAGTTGCAGATTGACTTAATGTAAACACTGTCGTTGAGCCATCACCAGTAATAGTCTGTGTTACTATGCTTGCGGAACTAGAACCAACTGTTTCCCAACTAGAGCCGTCGTACACTTCGACTTCGTTTATACTAGAGTTAAAGCGTAATGTTCCTGAACTCGGAGTTCCTGGGCGTTGCGCTGTTGTGCCGTTTGGTATAACTAATCCAGTAGTTGTATCAATGGTTACATTCCCAGTGCCATTTGGGTCAATTACAATATTTGCATTACTTGTGGAAGTTGCTATCGTAGTGTTTGTAAATGTTAAATCAGATGCACCTGTTACACCTTTATCACCTGTGTATCTAGCACCTACTACGTATATACTTTTTCCGGTAACACCAGTTGTAATAGCAGTTGGTAAGTTATCC